ATTAGGTGAAGATAAATATGTTACAAGAGTGGGTCCAACTGTAAGAGAATTTTTGTTGGAAAACAATATTAAATTGTTAAGGACAAACCCAACTAATTTCGCTTTAAAAAATCAACCTGCTTCAGCAAGAAAGTTTGAAGATACTTATATATTATTAGATGAAAGTGTACCAATTAAATAGTAAAAAAATGAATAAAGAATTATGTAAAGCTGAAATCAAGAGACACGAAGGCGAAGTCTTAGCAATCTATGAAGATAGTCTTGGCTATAAAACTCTTGGTGTTGGACATCTATGTCAACCTAGTGACCCTGAATACGGATGGGAAATAGGTACACCTGTAAGTCAAGAAGTGGTAGACATGTACTATGAGGAAGACTTTGACAAGCATTACATGGAAGCTATCCACGTTATCGGTGGTGACCATGTTTTTCAAAACTTGCCAGAGCCTATTCAAAGAGTCATAGTTAATATGTGTTTTAATCTAGGTGGTTCAAGACTTTCAAAGTTTCGTAACATGATAGCAGCTTGTCAAAACCATGACTGGAAAGAAATGGCTAGACAAATGGAAGATAGTAAATGGTTTCATCAAGTAGGTAGACGTAGTAAAGAGCTACAAGCTATGGTTCTTGAGCAAGTCTAATGTTACTCTATACAGAGAAACAATTAGATGTAGCTTATCGTATTGATTGTAAAGCCCGTACAAAGTCTGGACTAGCTTGGATAAAGCGTGAAGAGTTTAGACCGGTGTATGAAGTATTGGTCGAGGCATTTATGATTGCATACAACGAAGACCATCCGTTGGCAGATGATGTTCCTGAATACTTATTAGATTCAGTAAATGATTTATTGGAAGGTACCATAACAACAGAGGAGTTGAAATGAAATTTGGAAATGTTTTAAAACAAGTAGTAGGTGCTGTAGCTCCAACACTTGGTACCGCTTTAGGCGGTCCTATGGGTGGTATGGCAGCTAACGTTATCTCTGAAGTGTTGGGTGTGCCTAATACACCTAAAGCAATTGAAAAGGCTGTACAAGAAGCTACACCTGAACAAATGCTAGAGCTTAAAAAAGCTGAACAAAACTTTGAACTACAAATGAAAGAGCTTGAAATCGATGTATTCAAGTTAGAAGTTCAAGATAAACAAGATGCACGTGGTAAGTTTAGTAAAGACTGGACAGCACGTATCATGGGGATTGCTACCCTTGGTGGATTCTTAGGTTATATATTCTTAGTAACCATTCAGCCACCGGAGCAAAACTCTGAAGCTCTTATCAACCTTGTACTTGGTTATCTTGGTGGTTTAGCATCAGCAGTTATTAGTTTTTACTTTGGAGCTTCTAACACACCGGATAAATGAACGAGTTCGTAAGCCTTATCAATGAAGTAGGCTTTCCCATTGCAGCAGCTCTAGGTTTAGGGCTTTTTATTTGGAAGCTTATCAATCGTATCATTGATGGTATGGAGACTAAATTAGAAACGTTAGATGATAAAGTGCAGACTGCATTAGATACTATGGAAGAAAGAGTATCTACAAAGTTAGACAGTCAGTACGGTATCATTGTTAGTTTGATTGATAGAGTTAGAGCTTTAGATAATCAAAGTATTAGACAAGATGTATTATTAAAAACTTTATTAGGCGTACCAAACTTAATAGACCTTGACAAACTTGCAAAAGCAGAAAGAGATGACCAAAGAAAAGATTGATTGGAACTTAGTAATCTGTAGTTTAATATTGGTATTCAGTATTGTCTTTACTATGTTTGTTAACGCAGACGAAATTACACATAAGTTTAAAAGCCCATCGTTTAATGGTATCAATACATCTAGTCATTATCTAACTATAGAGAACCAAGAGTTCAATAGGAAGGCAGCGATTAAAGCAGAGATAAAAGCTTACCAAGAAGAACTAGAAAGGGAAGCACAGAATACTACCCTTGCAAGATTTATAAGAAACTTAGAGTCACGTATCTACGCACAGCTCTCAAGACAATTAGTTGAGAACTTGTTTGGTGAAACCAAAAGTGAAAGTGGCTCTATAGAATTAGAAGGCAACACCATTGAATATAGTGTTGATGGTGACTACATAACATTAACGATAACGGATGCTGACGGAAATGAAACTATTATTACTTTGCCTATCGGTAGTTTCACTTTCTAGCTGTGTTGCTTGGCACTACGATGATTTATTAGATTCGGGTGGTGTCGCAGACATTAGACTAGAAGGAACATCCGTATTAGATTTACAATCAGAAACTTTAAAAACTTTACCAGCTGCAAAAACTAAGCCGGTTGTTGCAATTTACAAAGATAGTTTTCAAGACTTAACAGGTCAGCGTAAAAGTAACAGCCAGTTCGCATTGTTTAGTACAGCGATAAGCCAAGCTCCGGAAGCTTTGGTAATTCGTGCATTTAAACATGCAGCAGATGGTAAGTTTTTTCGGGTGGTTGAACGAGTAGGTTTAGATAGTCTAACTAAAGAACGACAGATTATCAGGTCAACTCGTGAAGACTTTGACGAGGAAGAAAAACTTCAACCATTACTTTTTGCAGGAGTATTGGTTCAAGGCGGTGTTATAAGTTATGACACCAATTTAAAGTCAGGCGGTAATGGTGCTAGATATTTAGGTGTAGGTGCCAGTCGTCAATACAGAGAGGATACTGTTACTATCTCTATGAGATTAGTATCTATCTCTACTGGGGAAGTATTGATGGAAGTATTGGTAGCTAAAACTATTTTATCTATCGGCATATCGCAGGACGTGTTCCGTTTTATTGAAGCAGGTTCAGAACTTGTAGAGATAGAAAGTGGAGCAGCACAAAACGAGAGTGTTTCTATAGCTTTGCAAAAAGCAATAGAGACTGGGGTATTACAAATAATTGAAACAGGAATAGAGAGGGGCTATTGGGAATATGAAACACCTTAAATTATTTTTATTATTACCGATGTTGACATGGGCTGATAATGAAATCTATATCAATCAATCTGGTACGACTGCGAACATAGACTTAGAACAGCTAGGTTCAGGTAACATCATTGGTGGATTGGATGCTATATCAGGTACTATGACACCATTGGACTTAGACGGAAGCAACCTAACGTTAGACATCAATCAGATTGGTGACTTCAACAAATTCTTAGGAGACATGTGGGCTGATACGCTGACAGGTTTTTTTGAGTTTGATGGAGACAGTAATACTTTTGATATTCAAGTTGACCCTACCAATACATACGGTGCAGACAGTGGTAACTTAAACGTAGATGTTACAGGTTCTTCTAACGACTTTACACTTAACGTAGCTACTAACGCTTTGGCAAGTACTTTAGACTTAGACTGGATTATTAATGGAGACAGTAACACATTTGATTTTGATATTGATTCAGATTCAGCTACTAACTACGTAGATGTAGACGGAGACAGCAACACTATAACCTTTGATGGCGATGGTTATGCTGATGGTTATTTTTATTTAGACCAAACCGGAAGTTCAAGAACATTTAACATACAACAACAGAGTACATTAGCAAGTGATTGGCTTAAGATTGAAAGTACTGGCTCTAATGGTACTATTTGTGTCATCCAAAATGACGGTGGCACAACTACAAGCTGCTGATATTGGTGAGATAACAGAGCTTAAAGGTGTAAGTCAAGTCATTCGTGATGATACTTACAACGCTGCTTTAGAGTTTGGTATAGAGAGTTACGATAACGTAAAGACTGCTAATGGTAGAGTAGGTATTACGTTTTTAGATGATAGTAAAGTTAGACTGACTGAACATTCACAACTTATTATAGATGAGTTTATCTTTGACCCCAACCCCTCGAAGTCTAAAATGGCATTGCAGTTTGCTAGTGGTACTGCAAGATTCATCACTGGCAAACTTGCATCCATTGACAAAGAGAATATATCTATAAAGACTCCTAGTGCCACGATAGGAATACGTGGTACAGACTTTACAGTTACAGTAGATGAACTTGGAAGAAGCTTAGTAATCTTGTTACCGGATGAGTTTGGTAACTCTAGTGGTGAGATAGTGGTTAGTACAGCTATAGGACAAGCAGTATTGAATCAGCCTTACCAAGCTACCAGTGTGTCAGTCTTTGAAAGTAAACCAAGTAAACCGGTTATACTTGACATTACGTTAGAACTTATCGACAACATGTTGATTGTACAACCACCGGAAGAAGTGGTTACAGAAACAGAAAACGTAACAGAACAAAGAACAAATTTACTTGATGTAGATTTTTTAGAGTTTGATGAACTCGAACAAGATTATCTAGCTGAAGATAATTTAGAATTTAGTGAGCTAGATATTAATTATCTTGATGTTAATTTCTTAGAAGATTTACTTAACATCATAGAAGAAGTAGACCAGTTGGAAACTGAACAACTTGGTCAAGTGTCAGAAACGAATATCAAAGGTACAGAGTTTGGCTTTGATAGTGAGACACAGATAAATACTTTTATAAACGATGGTACGCTAACCGTTCTTAGAAGTGTACAAGATACAGTACGACTAGAGATAGATAGTTCCGGTGCATACACTGTATTATTGGTACAAGACGGTAAGAGTACTCAGATACTTATTAACGGTGGTAATTCATCTACCATCACCATTAAACAGAGCAGCTAATGAAATGGGCAACACTTCTTATCGGCATCCTTACGCTACCCTTGTTGTTCAATGCTGTACCTTTAGAAATCCTACGACTTAAAACGTTTGACACGTTTGTCAAGACTCCAGAACCTACAGGATATTTTTCTATTCTTAATATCACAGAAGAAGATATAGATAAAGAAGGTGGTTATCCTTTACCACGTCAAACACTTGCCA